ATTATGATTAGTAAACTGAATAATAATAATATAACTAAAGTAAGATTTTGCACAGAATGCGGTAATACAAAAAGTTTACAAGGCAAAGGAATTATTGAACAATTATGTACATGTAAAACAACAACCTAACTATGTTTTAAAATGAAGATATGTTTTAAATCTTGCAGAGAAGACGATATTAATTCATTATCTTGTGAATGTCATAACCAATTTATAGAAAATATATTTATGGAACAATATAAAAAAACAAAATCATTAATTGATTTATCTAAAATTGATACTAGCAGATTTTATGTGGAATTGCAGAATAAAGACGTTGTTAAAATAAAAAAAGTCTTTATTGATGGAAAAGACGCTTTTGTTTTATTAGACAATGGAAAGTATTATAACTTTTTGTCAGATGAAGAAATGTTAGTGTATGAAAGACCAAGTTCTAGTAATATTCAAATAATATAACTAACCACCAAAAACACGAATAAATGGGAAGAAAGAAAAAGATCGCAACAAAAAACCCACCTAAAAAGTGGGTTAAAAAGGCAAAGTTTGCGTTTTTATTCTTGTGTAATTCCTAAAAGTTGTTCCGCTTCTTGAATTGAATAACCAATTGAAACAAGCCCTTGTAATGCTTCGCTTTTCACTTTTGCATTTGTTGCAACATCTTTTTGATTTTCTTGTAATGCAGGGACGTGTGAGTAGTCCAATTCAATGTAAATTCCTAAATCAAACAAACCAAGTGAATCATTCAATGCAAAACAAAACAATTCAGCAAATGGAATGATTGAATCTTGGTAAGCCATTTTAAGCCCTTCATTCATATTTGTGAACGTGCTTTGTTTATCTCGGGAAAAAATGTTTTCATTCAATCCAATTGCATCAATTACTTTTTGCATCGTTTGATTAATTGTTTCGAAGATCATTTGATCTTTAATCGGATAATTCAAGTTTTGATAACTAATCGGAGATTTTGAGAATTTTATATGGTTTTGCCCGTCAAATATTCCGTAATCTTCGGTAAATTGTTTCTCTAAATCTAGCCTATCTTCATCAGCCATGTTTGTCGCCCCAATCTCATCCTTTGCATTGCTTGAAATAATACCGAGCGCACCTTTTTTTGATAGGTTTACATTGTTAAACCCATAACCAGCCCTTGCATTTGAAATAGGCATCTGTAACGCTTCAAGTGGTGAAATTCCTTTGATGCCGTCTACGGAATACGTTTTAATGTGGATAATTTCGTCAGTTGTAAAAGTATCGTTGTTGTTTTGAAGTTTATACGATTCAATAATTTCATTCTTTTCAGTCATTTTGTAAGACTTTCCAGTCGTTTTTATGACCATTTCACTATTCGGAAGGATTGGAAATAATACTTTGAATGGGTTTGAAAGTGGATTAGGTTGGTTTTTGTACATATATGAATTTCCGTACAAGTGAATATTAACACAATTCGCCACCATCCATTCGTTTCGGTTCATTGTCAAAGTTGGTTTTTCCAATGCTTTGATCAATGGGTGGTTTTCAATCACTTCATTCGTTTTGTAATCCTTCACACGAAAAACCCCATTCGAAAACATTGCCGCTTTTTTCATGATTGGGATATAAATCTCTGGCGTTGTTCTAAACAATTTCATTTCATTATTAGAAATCGTTTCATAGACTTCCTGTGGTGTATTAAAATTTCGAGCATTAAACCAAACGCCACTACCAATGTTTAAAGGTCGTGTGAAACTGTCAGAGCCTTGAAAAAAGCCACGAATTGAATTGCCTATTTCTGTAATTGAAAAAAATGAATTTGCCATTTTCTATAAATTTTTACAACAAATATAATTGTATTTAACATAATATTGTAAATTTGTCCAAAGTCTATTTAACATAACATGAAAAAAGACACATCAAAACTAACTGAAGAACAGATTAAAGCTATCAAAACCGATAAGCAAAAATTCGTTGATTCGGGCGAAATCGTTAAGAAATGACAAAGGCAGAAGAAATTCAACACGTTTGGAAAAATCGTGATTTAATTATTGCAGAAAAAACAAACGCTATCAAACACGCTGATGTTGTTTTCCATACGGCAAAAGAAAATGATGATTCAAAAGGCGTAAATAAGGCAGGCGTTGATATTACGATTCAAGACCCTAGCATTTTAAATGCGAAGTTGGTAATCAATACAACAAAATTGATTGATTCTCACATGGATTGCCACATTGACGGACTTTGGAAAAAATCGCTTTCAGAATCAAAACAGCTTTTGTTGTTAGAAGAACACACAATGAAATTCGATAAAATCATTGCGGATTCTTTGGTAGATAAATTAAGCGCATACACCGAACAAATGACTTTCAAATCACTTGGTTTTAATTATCCAGGAAATACGGAAGCATTGATTTTTGACGTTCAAATTAAAAAGGACGTCAATGAAAAAATGTTTGATTTGTATAGAAAAGGGCGTGTAACACAACATTCGGTCGGAATGCGTTACATCAAACTTTTCCTTTGTATTGATTCAGATGAACCGAGTTATTCAAGTGAAAAAGCAAATTGGGACAAATATTACGAAGCAGTTGTAAATAAAGAATTGGTCGATCAAAAGGGATTCTTTTGGGCTGTTACCGAAGCAAAAGTTATCGAAGGTAGTGCAGTTGTTAAAGGTAGTAACGAATGTACTCCAGTTATGGAAATAGAAATTGAAAAGAATGGAGCCGATGGAATCACTCCAAAAACAGAGCCGTCAAACGACACTCAAAAACGAAGAAGAACAGTTTAATTATTAACAAGTAAAAACTAAAGAAAATGTTTACTTACAAAACACAAGAAGAAGTTGATAAGATGAGTGCATCGGAGTACGAAACTTATACAACGCAAAAAAACGCTTACGAAGCTGAGCAAAGAAAACAAGAGATTGACAAAGCTATTTCGGAAGCGACTAAAAATTCAGCTACCAAAGCGGAAATTGAAGCATTGACTGAAAAGCAAAATGCAATCGTAAAAGAATTGGAAAACGCTACAATTCAATTAAAAAAATTGAGCGAACCTGAAGCAAACAAAAATCTATCTTTCAAAGAAACGATTTACAAGTTTGTAGCTGATAATGCTGAAGCAATTCAAAAAGCGTTTAAAAGCGGTGGGGCTGTTGAAATGGATGTAACAAAAGCGGTTGGAACTGTTGAAGTTGCAAGTGCTACGTTGCCAGTTGCCGCACCTGCGTTACAAGGCGTTCAAGTCGCTCCTCCAAGCCGTGCTAATTTGCGTTCTGCTGTGATTAATGCGATGGTAACAACTATTCCGACAACACAAGCAAGTTACGCATATACTGAAACTTTACCGAAAGATGGTGGTTTTGATTTCGTTGCAGAAAAAGGTGCTAAACCTCAAATTGACATGAAATTTGAAACTCGTTATGCTTCACCGGTTAAAGTTGCCGCATGGATGAAATTAACTGAAGAGGCTGTAACGGATATTCCAAACTTACAAGCGATTGCGTTTGATTTCTTACGTCAACAACATGACTTGAAACGTGAAAAAGGCATCTTAAATGGTAATGGAACTGCTCCAAATCCTAAAGGTGCAACTGCTTATGGACGTTTATTTTCTGCGGGTGCTTTAGCAAATGCTGTGGCAAATCCAAACTTCATGGATATTGTTAACGCTTGTATTACGGACATCTTTACAACTCACAACTTTACAGATGAAATGCCTTACATGGCTAATATCGTATTGATAAATCCTAACGATTTCTTTATCAATTTAGTTTCTGCTAAAACATTGAACGGAGAACCATTATACCCAACTGCATCTTTATTTAACCAAGTGCAAATTGGTGGGGTTACGATCATGCCACACGAAGACATTACAGCAGGTAAAATCTTTGTTGCGGATTTATCGAAATATAACACTACTAACTACGTAGGTTATAACGTTAAAATCGGATGGGTAAATGATGACTTCATCAAAAACCAATTTGTCATTTTGGGCGAATCTCGTTTCCATGCTTTCGTTAAGGAATTGGACGAACAAGCATTCATCTATGACGACATCGCAACAATCAAAACAGCGATTGAAGCGTAATTAATTAACAGAAACCCCTACTTTAATTAGTGGGGGTTTATAAATCTAATTAACATGAAAAAGATAGAAGTAACATCAACAGGAAAATCAAAGAGTTTTTATCCAAAAGGTCAAGTTGTAGAGGTTAGCGAAGAAATAGCTAAGATTCTAGTTGATAAAGGAGCGGCTACAATGGGTAACGAAATGCCAAATGATGAAAACCCGTATTCAAAACTTA